CCCTTAAAACGGTCTCCCAGACCCATACAGGGCCATTTGCTGGCCAGCCCAAGCCAGATCAAACCTGATGAGTACCCAACTCAAACAGCCCTTACGAGGGGCAACAGAGCCACGCCTTCACAGCCCATGGTTGAAGACTAAAACTCGTGGCGATGAGGTAATTGCTTTCGCTAAGAACCTCGGGCGCGAGTTAATGCCATGGCAGGAGCTCGTGGTGCGCGATTACTTCTCACTCGATGATGAATCTAAATTCATTCGTCGTACCGGGCTGCTTTTAGTAGCTCGTCAAAATGGAAAGTCCGAGTTAGCGCGAATTATGTGTTTAGCGCACCTGTTCGTCTTTGGATCTCGCAGGGTTCTCATCATGTCGAGCAACCGAGCAATGACTTTGGTGTCATTTCGGGAAATGGCGTACCAGATCAACTCAAACCCATTCCTCAAGGAGCAGCTACGGTCGATTCGCTATGCCAATGGTCAAGAGTGCATCGAGTTAAAGAATGGCTCAAGGCTGGACATCGTGGCGGCTACCCGTGATGGCTCGCGTGGTCGTACCGCTGACTTCTTATGGATCGATGAACTTCGAGAGATTGATGAAGAAGCTTTTAGTGCCGCTACCCCGACGACCCGGGCAACTGATGGGCAAAGCTTCTATACATCTAATGCTGGTGATGCTTTCAGTCTTGTGCTTAATAATCTCAGAGAAAAATGTCTGACTTACCCACCTGATTCACTGGGTTTCTATGAGTATTCGGCTCCTCAGTATTGCCGCATTGATGATCGCAAGGCATGGGCACTGGCTAACCCTGCGATGGGTCATACGGTAAGTGAAGAGGCACTGCTCGAGGCGATGAGTACCTCATCAATCGAATCGTGGCGCACTGAGTCATTAATGCAATGGATCGACTCCCTTCAATCGCCTTGGCCTCATGGTGCATTTGAAGATTGCTCAGATCCCACTTTGGAAATGTCGCCGGGGCCACTGACTATCTTTGGATTTGATGTGGCTCCTAATCGGCGCACAGCTTCACTCGTGGCAGGTCAGCTACTCCCCGATGGTCGCATCGGCATGGGATTGCTCCAATCATGGCATTCAGACATCGCAGTCGATGAGCAAAAGATCGCTGTGGATGTAAAACTTTGGGCAGACAAGTATTTCCCTCGGATGATCTGCTTCGATAAATACACCACTGCCACGATCGCCCAACGATTACAGATGAGTGGCTGTGCCACCGTTGACTGCTCCGGCACAATCTTCTATCAAGCCTGTTCAGATTTCCTCGATGCCTTGGTTAATCGACGGCTGGTGCATTCGGGTCAAGAAACTCTGATCCAGCAAATGAATAACTGCGCAGCTAAGCAAAACGATGCGGCATGGAGAATCATCCGGCGAAAATCGGCTGGCGATGTCAGTGCTCCGATTTCCCTAGCCATGGTCGTACATCAACTACTGAAACCCCAAGGTCAAGCGGCGGTCTACTCGGCATAAGACTCGCGCTCGACATCTCCCGTAAATGCTTGACAATTAGTAAAAAATTGATCTATGGGAATAGCAGATCGATTGGGCTTTCGAGCCAAAGCAGCTGACCCGACCTCTCGTGTCGTGGCGCAATTTGCCCCACCCGTTATGGATGCACCTTATGGTGGATTATTTAATCAAAATAGTTACGGCGGATACGCCGCGTATGCCAATTCAATCGATCGTCAATCTGCAATGTCGGTGCCTTCTGTTGCACGATGCAGAAATTTAATCTGCCAAACTATCGCTGCAATTCCTTTGGAAATGTATAGCGACAAAACTGGCGAAGAATTATCTAATTTAGTATGGGTTAATCAACCCGATAAGCGTCAACCACGATCTGTCACTCTTGCGTGGACTGTCGATTCTTTATTGATGTATGGCGTTGCTTATTGGCGTGTAACAGAAATTTATCAAGATGATAATCGCCCTGCTCGCTTTGAATGGGTGCAAAATGATCGTATAACTACAAAACTTAATGCCACTGGCACTGAGGTTGAGTATTACATGTACATGAATGAGCGACTACCTATGGATGGTGTCGGATCATTAGTTACATTCCAAGCACTCGATCAAGGAATTTTATTACGATCAGCGCGCACAATCGGTTCAGCCATCGATGTAGAAAAAGCAGCTGCCGTTGCATCACAGACTCCAATGCCATCAGGTGTTATTCGTAACACTGGTGCAGATCTTCCTGATGCACAGATACAAGGAATTCTCGCTAACTGGAAAACAGCCAGGCAAAATCGCAGCACTGCGTATTTAACTTCTACTTTGGAATACCAAGCAACCGCATTTTCACCTAAAGACATGATGATGAATGAAGCTGTGCAGTACATGGCAACACAGATGGCTCGCGTATGCAATGTGCCAGCGTGGATGATCGATGCAGAAGTATTTCGCGGCATGACTTATCAAAATGTTCTCGATGGTCGCAAAGAATTCGTCGCGTACTCACTCCAACCGTTCATCACGGCCATCGAGACTCGTTTATCAATGGAAGATCTCACACCACGCGGCACACGCGTCTCATTCGCAGTAGATGAAACTTTCCTTCGTGCCGATGCAATGGCTCGCCTCAATGTCGTAGAAAAGATGCTCAATCTCGGACTTATCACCGTCGATCAAGCGATGGAGATGGAAGATCTCACACCAAATGGAGACAACAATGAATCTGCAATTCAGTAGCCCAATCGAAGCCAGCGATGCTGGTCGTCGCATCATTAGTGGCATCGTCGTGCCTTTCGGCACAGTCGGTAATACATCGGCTGGCCCAGTAATTTTCGAAGCAGGATCTATCAGCATTGGTGATCCAACAAAGATCAAGTTACTTGCACAGCATTCACAAACAGATCCCATCGGTCGTGCAATGTCATTCCAAGAATCTGCAACTGAGATCCGTGGACAATTCAAAGTAAGTGCTAGTCAAAAGGGTTCTGACTATTTAGTCATGGCTAGTGAAGATTTAATCTCGGGCTTATCCGTCGGCGTTGAAGTTATCGCGTCGAAGCCCGGGAAAGACGGCACTTTGTATGTGCAGCGCGCGACACTCAAGGAAGTCTCCTTAGTGGAATCCCCTGCATTTACTCAAGCTGTCGTCACCAATGTTGCTGCTAGCGAAGGCGAAGCAGAACTCAATACATCAGAAGAAACTCAATCAACCACTGAAAGTGAGGCAATCGTGGAAACTCAAGCTCCCGAGGCCGTAACACCTGAGGCTCCAGCTGCGGAAACAGTCGAAGCCTCACGACCAACAGTTAAAGCATCAAGTCCTTACATCACTTCAACCGTTCGCTCTCCTATTCATTCAATGGGTGGATACGCTTTGCACTCCATCAAAGCAAAGCTTGGCGATGAAGAATCTGCACTGTATGTAAAAGCAGCAGCAGACGCTATGACGACCAATACTGCTTTTAATCCAACTCAGTACCTTTCTTCAATCTTCGTAAGCAATACAAACTTCGGCCGTCCAGCCGTTGATGCTTGCGGTCGCGCAGCACTCCCACAATCTGGGTTAACGCTGAACATTCCGTCATTGATTACTCCAACAGACACTGCTCCAACAGTTGCTGCAACAGCTGAATCAGCTGCTCCATCCGACACTGGAATGACTTCTGAGTACCTCAGTTACACAATTTCCAAGTACGCAGGTCAGCAAACAATTTCTCTCGAACTCATCGAGCGGTCAGATCCTGTTTTCATGGATCAATTGATGATTCAACTCGAGCGCGCTTACCTCAAGGCAACTGACGCAGCTGTAATCGCAGCGTTGGTTTCTTCCGGTACTGCCGCTACTGCAACAGCTAATACTGCTGCTGGTCTTATTTCATACATTTCAAAAGAATCAGCTGCTGCTTATGCTGGTACTAGCTACTATGCAAAGAATGTAGTAATTGGAACAGGCACATGGGCCGCCGCGATGAATTATCAAGATTCCACAGGAAGGCCGTTGTTTAACACGACCATTCCGGGATCAAGTGGTTACAACGCAGCTGGTCAAATCGGTGCGACTTCAATCCGTGGAAACTTGCTCGGTCTAGATACTTATGTCGATGTCAACGCAGTAGCAACAGCTGGTGCTGATAACTCTGCATTCGTTATCGCTCCTGAAGCAGTAACAGTCTTTGAATCAGCAACTGCGATGTTCTCAGTCAATGTTGTCTCTTCAATGTCTGTCAACCTTGCTATCTACGGCTACATGGTTCCAGCAGTTCTACAACCTAAGGGTGTACGCAAGTACAAGACTGCGTAATTTACTGAATAGATAAATAGCTGGTGGGGTTGTCGCTCCCGATCGCCCCACCAGTCTTATCAAGAGAGGATCTGAAATGGCTGCAACTTATGTCACGATGCAAGAGCTTCGAAATAATCTCGGCATCGGCACTCTCTACTCGGACAGCGATGTCGAATCCGTATGTCAAACTGCTCAAGATCTTCTCGATCAATACCTTTGGTATGACTCAATTCCAGTAGTCGGTGCAACTCTTCAAAACAATTTAGCAACACTGGTGCTCTCATCGGCTGGCTCTTACGCCACTGGTCAATCCATCACCATCAGCGGTTGCGGTTCAACCTATAACGGCACATTCACCATCACTGCCACTTATCCATGGACTACAGGTTCAGGATCATTCCCACTTTTTACATTCTTTCCTCTGACTTGGCCTAATTACCCCAAGGGTTACAGCTTCATTCAGTATGCAAAAACTGCGGCTAATCAGAATTATCAGCTCATCGTGCCTTACGGCAAAGCAGCTGGTGTGGATACAAAGACTGCAACCTACGATCAAACACCAGCGGTACGACAAGCTGCGATGATGCTCGCCGTTGACATTTGGCAAGCTCGTCAGCAATCCTCAGCAGGCGGAATTTCACCTGATTTTAGTCCGATCCCTTACAGAATGGGCCGATCGCTCATGAACAGAATTGCGGGGCTCATTTCGGGTTACACAGGCCCACGGAGCATGGTCGGATAATGCCAGCGGCGATCACCACTCTTCGATCCACACTAGCCACAGCACTCACCAATGCTGGCGTGTGGTCAGTGTTTAGTTACCCACCAGCATCTCCAATTGCTAACTCGGTAATTGTGTCACCTGATGATCCCTACATTGATCCTCAGAATAATCAGTACAACTCGATCTCACCACAGGTCAATTTCAAGATTTCGATGATCGTGCCACTGCTCGATAATCAGGGAGCCACCGGAGACATCGAGACCTTTATCGTTGCCGTATTCAACAAGCTCGCGGCCTCAACGCTGAGCATCAAAGTATCAAGTATTTCGGCTCCAACCGTTAGCCCTAGTGAAACTGGGCAAATGTTGATGTCAGAAATGTCAGTCTCAATCCTAAGCACTTGGAGCTAACCATGTCAGATCTCACTCAAGAAGAAGAAGCATTCCTGACCAAAATTGGTCAGATCACAACCACAGGCAAAGCAGCTGCACCAGTAGCGAAAGAAGAGGATAAATAATGGCAATCTTTTATCAAAATAATGCTGGCTTCAAAATCTACTCAGGTTCGGCCTATGTCGATCTGACTGACCATGTTCAAGCCATCACTATCAATCGTCAGTTTGATGAACTCGATGTCACAGCGATGGGTCAGACAGGTCATGCTTTTATCGCAGGTCTTGAGTCGTCCACTATCTCAATCGATTTCCTCAATGACAGTGCTACCGGACAAGTCTTGCAGGTACTCAATGGCTTAGTCGCCACAGTTGCAAACTTCAAGATCGTCCAAACTGCAACAGCAATCGGCAACCTCACATCATCAGCAACTATCTCAGCAACAAACCCTCTCTACACGGGTTCAGTCTTGGTGAACAAGTTGACCCCAGTAGCAGGAAAGATCGGCGATGTAGCAGTACAGAGCCTCACATTCACCGTCTCAGGTGCGATTACCGTCGCAACTTCGGGCACTTGGTAAGAAAGGGATAAACAGATGGCAATCTTTTATCAAAATGGCGCAGGATTTAAAATTTCGACCGATGGCACTACTTATGTAGATCTCTCAGACCATGTGCAGTCAATCACCGTAAATAACGGTTATGACGAGCTGGATGTATCCGCAATGGGAAATACAGGTCATGCTTTCATTGGTGGGCTCGCAGCTCCTACCATTTCAGTTGATTTCCTTAACGATGACGCATCAACTTCGGTTATGCAGACTCTTAATACCTTGGTGGGAACAGTTGCCAAATTCAAGGTTATTCAGACCACCACTGCCGCTGGCTCAGCAACAAACCCGATCTATTCAGGTCTCGTACTGGTCAACAAGCTCACCCCAGTAGCAGGAAAGATCGGCGATGTCGCAGTGCAGTCATTGACTTTTACAGTCTCTGGATCCATCACAGTCACTCCTAGCGGTACTTTCTAAGCGATTCCACAATGGCAAAACTTAGAATTACCAAAGCAAATGGCGATGTATCAGAACACGCAATCACTCCTAGCATCGAGTATGCCTTTGAGATGTATGCAAAAAAGGGATTTGGCAAAGCCTTTGCCGAGGATCAAAAGCAATCAGACATCTTCTGGCTGGCATGGAAATGCTTAAGCAAAACTGAGGATGTACCCCTATTCGGTGAGAAGTTCGTCGATGTCTTGGCCAAGGTCGAGGTATTGGACGATTCAAGCCCAAACTAATAGAGCGCGATTCCTTTACCTATTTGATAGCAAAACTATCAGTCAGGTTAGGAATTGCGCCTAGGGAGTTATACGAGATGGATGCACCGATGCTCAATGCGATCATCGATGTAATACAAGCGGAAGCGAGGGAAGCCGAAAATGCCAGTAGAGGTCAAAGGGCTCGATGAAGTCCTCAAGGCTATGCGGCAGTTCGAGCCTGATCTTGCTAAGAATCTTAATAAGCAGGTACGAGCAGCTTTAAGTCCGGTACAAAAAAAGGCTCAGGGTTATGTACCTTCTGAAATCTCTGGACTCTCCCACTGGTCATTCGCCACCAAGGGCAAACAGATTAATGCTGAAACTTCTGCATTCGCCGTTACGACAGCAAAAGGCACTCGTAAATTTCCTAAATTTAACGCTGGGATAGTCAGACGCGGTATCAAAATCCACATAGGGAAAACCCGACCCAACCGAAGTGGCTTTATTGCTCACTATCAGATCTCCAACATCACAGCTGCTGGTGCCATTTATGAGACTGCTGGTCGCAAAAATCCCGGTGGTCAACCATGGAATCGCAAGAGTGGCAGTCATAATTATTCCCATTCTCGCAACCCCAATGCTGGCAAACATTTCATCGATTCCATGGGCGACACCATGCAGGGCGAAGGCAAAAAGCGTGGTCGGCTCATTTATCGCGCTTATGAAGAAGATAAAGGCAAGGCAATTACTCAGACCATTCGGGCAGTTGAGATGAGCATCGCCGTATTCAAGCGCAGGGCTCAAGCCCAGACTCTAAGGATTGCCGCATGAGCGCAACTACCGCCGTCAACATCGACTTCATTACCCAATACAAGGGATCTCAAAACCTTAAACATGCGCAATCTGACATGGAAAAATTGGGCGCAGCAGCTAAGAAATTAGGCGCACTCTTTGGAGTTGCCTTTGCAGGTCGAGAAATTTTGGCATTTGGCAAAGCATCAGTCCAAGCATTTGCAACCAACCAGAAACAAATCGCATTACTAAGCAACACACTCAAGAATTTCGGCGTACAGGGAGCCACCGAAGAAGTAGCCAATTTCGTCACTCAAGTCAGTTTAGCCAGCGGTAAAACTAAAGAAGAATTAATTCCTGCTTATCAAAATCTTTTCATTGCAACTGGTGATGTCGTTGGATCGCAAAAGGAATTACAACTGGCTATGGATGTCAGTGCCGGTACTGGCAAAGACCTTCAAACGGTCACAGTTGCTCTTTCAAAAGGCTATTTAGGCAATACCACTGCACTGACACGCTTGGGCGCAGGATTAAGTAAATCAATTCTTGCTACCAAAGACATGAACCTAATCAATGCGCAACTTGCTAAAACATTCAAAAACGATACTGCGGTTGCAGCTGATACCGTGGCAGGAAAGATCGATCGACTAAAGGTTTCTTTCCATGAAATGCAAGTAGTCATAGGAGAGCAATTAGTTCGATCTCTTGAATCATTAGTACCTGCTTCAACAGGCATAAACGACATTCAAGCGGCATTAGAAAAGACAGGTAAGACTCTCGCGAATGTGATTTTCTTGACCAGTGAAATGATTAAGACATTTGGTGAGATACCTGGTGTTTCATTATTTTTCAAGAGCCTAGCTACAGACATCGGAGCAGTTGTCGATGCTTTCAATTATCTTGCTGCTGCTCACGCTAAAACTTTGATGCCAAAGAGCAATTCCATTAGCAATCTTATGGGTGACAAAAATAAAGAAAATGTCATTAACGCTACCTCTGTCGCTATTGCCAAGGCAAAGGCCAAGGCCGATGCTCTCGCTCTTGCAAATGCTAAAGCCATCACGAAAGCGGCTCAGGATAAACTCAAAGCAGAGCGCGATTCACTTAACCTTAAACTCGCTGGATCTACAGTGGACATGCAGAACATTGAAATTCAAGCTGCACTCCAACGCGGTCAGACTCAACAAGTCAATGATGTGCTGTTATTGCAACGAGCCATCATCACAGGAAATGCAGATCAAGCAGAAGTCCTATCGCAAGCAATCCTCAAAGCCAATGGCCTAGTTATGGATGTAAAGGGCAACATTTCCTCTCTTGGATCTGCTAAAGACCCTTTTGCTGACTGGCCTACCTTGGCTCAGAGCGCACTTGATCAGATCAAGCTCATGCTCGCTGAATTGACTAAGAATGCAGTGCAACTCAAGGTGCAAGTCACTCCTGTAGGTGGAGATGGCAACGGCGTGGGTGGCACTGGTGCAAACGCTAAAGGCGCAGGTGGATTTACAGCGGCACAGATACTTGGCTACGACCCAAGCGCAGTTACAACCACTCCCAGTGTTGATCCATCGATGATGGCTTCTCCTGCTCCATCAACTGATTATGCAGCTCAACTGGGTCAGTATTTCGCTGGCGTTGCTCCTCAACCACCAGTGCAGATCACTGTCTCAGCTGGCCCCGGCATTATCGTGGATGCCACTCAAAGCAGCTCAAGCAATGGCACACCTGTCACTCTTGATCGACTATCTCCATTGGGATACCTAGGAATCAAGTAGCCATGGGATACCCATTTACCGTAGCCGTTACCTTTGACTTTTCCTCTTCTCCTGCTTTCGGTTATTCATTTACTTTAGGTGATCCTGCCAATGGCATTCTTGGCACAAATTTACTTGCCGATTCTGCATCAAATGTGGTGGACATTTCCAATCAAGTTACACAGATCTCGATAAAAGGTGGCTACAACCTTCTCACCGATCAATTTGAGGCCACTAGCTGCACATTCAGAATCTATGACCCCACAGGTATTTGGAATCCTCAAAACACTGCCAGCCCTTATTACGGCAAACTCATTCCCAATCGCAAGGTTCGCGTCTCAACTACCTATAACGGTGTAGGTCATTTCTTATTTTCAGGCTATGCCTCGAGCTATAACTACACCTATCCCAAAGATCAAATTGTGGGTTATGTAGACATTCTTGCCACTGATGCATTCAGGCTTTATCAACTCACAAATGTCACCACAATCGCATCTACTCCTAGCGGTCAGACCACTGGTGCTCGCATCAATGCGATCCTCGATTCAATTCAGTGGCCAGCATCGATGAGACAGATCGATACAGGCGACACTTCATGTCAAGCAGACCCCGGCACTTCTCGCACAGCTCTCGGTGCTATCAAGAATGCAGAGATGACAGAGCAGGGAGCCTTCTACATCAATGGCGAAGGCAACGCAGTATTTAAGTCTCGCTCTAATGTGGAGAAAACTAACGGCGCAGCACCTGTCACGATCTTTGCCAATGATGGAAGCGGAATTGGGTACTACCAAATTACCTTTGCCCACGATGACAAGCTCATCATCAATCAGACCACAGCCACAAACATAGGCGGCACTGCTCAGACTGCCACAGACGCAGCTTCAATTGCTCTCTATTTCCCTCATTCCTACAACATGCCAAGCCTCGTGGGTCTCACTGATGCTGATGCTTTAAACATCGCACGGCTCTACACCAGCACGAGAGCACAGACCACCATTCGCATTGATAACTTGACCCTTGATCTCACCACTCCTGACTATGCAGCTGGAGTATTGGCAGGGCTGACTCTGGACTATTTCAATACTGTGCAGATCACTTCAGTTACTCAAGCAGGTACATCTATCACTAAGACACTTCAGATCATGGGTAATGCCTATGAGATTACCCCGACTACTTTTAAAGCCACCTTTACAACTAGTGAACCCATCGACGATGCGTTTATCCTAAATTCAACACTTTACGGAGTTCTTTCCACTTCCGTTCTTACATACTAAGGAGATGAAATGACAGCAAACGCGGGTTATCACGCTTATGCGACTGGCGATGTATTAACGGCAGCGCAAGTGCAGTACAACCTACAAAATCAAACGGTGATGTATTTCGCCACTTCAGCAGCTCGTACTACTGCTATTGGTGCAGTAACGGTTGAAGGAATGGTCACTTACATCCCTGCCAATGGACTTGAGTATTACAACGGTTCAGCATGGATCACCCTTTCAACAGGTGGCGACATCACTGGCGTTACGGCTGGCACCGGTATAACTGGCGGTGGCACATCGGGAACGGTCACGGTCACTAATGACATGGCAACCACCATCACTACCGCCGGTGATCTCATTAAGGGAACTGGATCGGGTACTTATGCTCGATTGGGTATTGGTTCAACTGGTCAAGTGCTCACCGTTACAAGTGGCGCACCAGTTTGGGCTACTCCTGCGGGTGGTGGCAAAGTGTTACAGGTAGTGCAAGGCACTTACTCAACCGCCACAAACTTATCTTCTACCACCTACACCGATACAGGATTGAGTGCCACAATTACACCGTCGGCCTCAACTAGCAAAATCCTGGTATTGGTCTCGCAACAAAATTACCACTATGCGAGCTCTGTCTCGACTTCCTTCGGTGCGAAATTACTTCGTGGCTCGACGGTAATCCTTAACGCCGCTGGCGGAAATAACTCAGATTCTGGTCTGGTCTCTATCAACGGCTCAGGAACACCGCAACGCGAAGGTTTCTTATCGTTGAATTATTTAGATAGTCCAGCGACCACAAGCGCAACAACTTACAAAATGCAAGCCTCAATGCCTTCAGGTACTTCGGGAATCATGCAAAATCAAAGCAACACTTCTGTTATCAACCTTCTAGAAATAGGTGCTTAATGTCTATGGAAATGATCAAAGCAATTAAAAAACTTCGCCCCACCGCTGAGTTCTCATTTAGTGGCGAGGATTATTCCTCGATCAAATGGGATGTACTCGATGGCACTGCTCCCACTCTCAAAGAGGTAGAAGATGCGATCGTTGCAGTAAAGGCTGATGAGAAGGCCGCTGAAGCCAAGCGCGCAGCTGATAAAGCGGCTTTACTTGAACACCTTGGAATCACAGAAGATCAAGCAAGGCTCTTGCTAAGTTAATGACCACATCTTTGATTCCCTTAGGTACTGCGGCCAAGGTACTTGAAATCGCTATTGGCGAGATCGGCACTATTGAAGGCCCCAAAGATAACGAAACGAAATACGGCAAATTCACTCACTTCGATCAGCTGCCATGGTGTGGTTCATTCTGCAATTGGGTATTCGCTCAAGCTAAAGTTAGCATTCCCTCGATGGTGGCTACCGCCATGGGTGCTCAGAAGCTAAAGAACATCGGCTCTTGGATGATCAACCCACTCCCCGGGGATCTCGTGTTCTTTGATTTTCCTCATGATGGAGTGGACAAGATCAGTCACATTGGAATCGTGATGCAAGTAAATAAGACTGACATTTGGACGATCGAAGGCAACACCGGCGGTGCAGGTCAATCTCAGCGCAATGGCGGGATGGTGCTGGCAAAGGTTCGACCTCTTGGCAAAGGCTCTCCATCGTCGGCTACGGTCGCCCT